ATCTGCATCCGTACCAGTTTGCTGATCTTTTAGTTGAGCCATCAACTCACGAATAGCATTATTGATGCCAGATGGCGCACATCCTTCAGCAATGTCAATGCCACCGATGTCTGTATTGTTTGCTGGAGTTGAACTAAACTCACTAATCTTATTCTTTGGCATGATTTATCCTTGTCTTAACCAATTATTTGTGCCTGATGCAACTTCTGTCCATGTATTCGTGTTTACTGAAACGTCAGTCCAAGTGTTATCTGTGACTACAACATTCACCCAAGTGTTAGTAAAGTTGTTTGCTATGACATTTGCCGTACAAGTTACTGCGCCACGAGCAGAATAATTAGCATTTGCATAGCAACTTACTGCGGATAACGCATTTATTGAGCCAATTCCACTATAAATAGCATTAGAACTTGCAGAAACGCTCGCTATCGCATTTATGTCAGCAACACCTAGTCTTTGCCTTACCGCACTCGCAGAAACGCTTCCTGTGGCGATTATGGAAGCCGAATTTGTCCTGATCGCAGTAGCGTTACATGAAACATCTGCAAGTGCATTTACGCTTGCAATGCCAAGTAGAATCTTGGTTGCTAGTGATGCAAATGGTGTTTCAGCAAATGAACTAAATCCAAACATTATTCACTCGCTAGTTGTAGTGGAGTTAAATCCTCATCTGTCCAGAAGTCTTTAGCAAGCATAATGACAAGGTGTTCTTTGTTACGCTTTAGGCAGTCAGTCCAATCTTCGTCAGTCATCCATTCAGGCTTGCCACCATTGATAAGATTTACTGAATCCATTGCTGCTTTGTAATGTTGTGCAATTTGTTCTACTGTTTCTTTAATGACTACAGGCTCTGCAATCACTTCAACTTCTGTTACTTCTTCAATTGTTTCAACTTCTGTTGTTTCTTCAATCATTCGTTTCTCCTTAAATTAACCTACGTTCCAAGCTGAACCTGTTGAATATACTGGAACTGGAACAGCACCACCACCAGCCACAGCAGCACCAAAAACTGGGGTTGTAGCATCTGTTACAAAAGCCCTTGCACCTACACCTACTGTTGAAGCAGATGGAAGTGTTGCTACTGTATAAGTAGTGGATTGTATTGCACCAAATAGTTTTGTTTGAGTTGTAGAACTATTGCCAATGACAGTTGTGTTAGAGCCTAAACCTATTGATTGATCACCACTAATTACAACTTCGTTTGTAGCCGTAGCACTACTAGAACGAGCGCGATACCCAATGTAAGTTGAATAATTTGAAGCAGTATTAGCTGTGCCTGTAGATGTATACCTACCTGCTTGCTCACCAATTGCTATATTAGCAACTCCTGTAGTGTTATTATTTAAGGTTTCTGAACCAATGGCTACATTAGATGCTCCAGTTGTATTGCCAAATAATGCTGAAACACCTATTGCTACATTATTAGAGCCTGTAGTATTTTGATTAAGACTTTGTACCCCAACTCCTGTATTACCACTTGCTGTTGTGTTATTAGCTAGTACATCTTTACCTAATGCCAAGTTAGCAGTACCAGTAGTATTAACAAGCAATGAGCTAAAACCTATAGCAGTATTATTACCACCTGTAGTATTATCACGAAGAGCAAAAAGTCCAAAAGCACTATTAGCTGCACCTGTAGTGTTTTTACCTAAAGCAGCTTCACCTATAGCAGTATTATAAATACCTGTATTATTGTCTCTTAATGCTCGGTAACCAATACCCGTATTACCAGAACCTGTAGTATTAGAAATTAGTGATTCAAAACCTACTGCTGTATTACTAGCATTGCCACTACCTGTTCCTTTACCTACCTTAACACCATTAATCGTAGCATCACCTACAGTTTCTAATGTTCCAAATAGTTTAGTTGCTGTTGTAGAACTGTTACCAATTACAGTAGTATTATTGCCCAGACCTTGTGCATTATGCCCTATGGCAATACTATTAGTATCATTAATGGTATTTGCCCTGACATTATTTCCTATAAAAATTGATTGAGTTAAATTATTAACTTGAGTAACGTTATTTGCTAAGAGGTATCCACCTTGGTACCCTAATACCACATTATTATTACCAGTAGTATTAGCTGTTAAAGCTTGAGTGCCTACTGCAATATTAAGACTGTTTGTATTAGCATTAAGTGCAGATTCACCTACTGCTACATTATTAGAACCAGTTACATTGGCAAGTAAAGATTGAGGACCTACGGCAACATTATTACTACCAGTAGTATTCCCCCTTAACGTAAAAAATCCAAGTCCAACATTATTTGCACCTGTTGTATTACCAAGTAAAGATTCACGCCCAATACCAGTATTTGCTAACCCAGTTAAAGAAACACTTGCTAAAGCAGATTGACCAACCCCCATATTACCTGTTAAAGCTCCAGCACCTCTGGTTATATTAATACCATTAATAGTAGCATCCTTCACCACAGTTACTGCACCATTAAGTGTTGTTGTGCTTGTTCCACCAGTAGAGCCAATAGCAATGTTAGTTGTGCCTGTTGAAGCATTTGTGCCTATATTAACTGTTTTGGTTGCAGGTGAAGCGTTTGCGCCATTAGCAATATTGACAGTTTGCGTAGATGTTGATTGCCCAAATGTTAATGTGCCACCGCCTACAGTACCGCCAACATTGACGTTAGTTGTTGAAGATGCATTATTCGTGCCAGTTCCTATATTAACTGTTTTGGTAACCCCGTTACCATTTGCGCCTGTAGCTATACCTACAGTTTGTGTGCCTGTTGACCTACCTAAAGTAATTAGTCCTGTAGCACTAGCTGCACTACCACCAATGTTAATTGCGCCACTTGTAACACTTCCACCTATAGATACAGTTCCTGCCGTTGCTGTTAAAGAAATTGAGCCAGCAGCATTTATTGAACCTCTTAATGTGGTGCTTGTAGTGCTTGTATTGCCAATTACAGCAGTATTATCTCCAAGACCTGTTGCATTTGCACCAATAACAATTTCATTTGTGCCTGTACCTGTCGCACCTGAACCAAGATAAACGCTATTTGAATTTATAGTTGCAGTATTTCCAGCGTTGTAACCTAAAGCCGTATTGTTAGCTGATGTTAATAAAGATGCAATTTGACAAGTAAAAACAGCACCAGAACTAGGAAACGTTACAGGGTCAATTGTAAATACAGTATCAGTAGCAGTCCAACCTTTTCCATGATTAACAATTGAATCAATAGAAGTTACTGCACCGCTATAAATACTAAAAACTATTGTTGGTGCAACACCGCCAGCAACCATTGGCGTGCCTGATACATATACCAGTTGAGCCTCATAAACATCATTGTCAAAAGTAGGATAATTCCCACCATTAAGTATTGTAAATGAACCAACTCCTGAAGTAATCTGATTTAAAGTGTTATAACCTACGCCCACATTGTTTACATTTATTGCAGTAGCCAAAGGTGAACCAATAGCATCTACACCTAACGCAGTATTAGTTGCAATGTTTCCATCACCCCTACCTACTGTTAATCCATTGACTGTAATGTCTGTAGCAAATGATGGGTTGCTGTTTAATACAACACTACCTGTGCCTGTAGATGCAACTGCGCTTGTAGTGCCTAGTATCGCCTTGTCTGATGGATAGGTAACAAACACATCCTTAGTGCCAGCAGAGAAGTTAATCAATGCAGTTGTGCCTAAACTATTTGACAGCACAGTATCACGAGATAGTGTCGTTCCAGATGCTGTGTAAGTGCCGATACCTACCTCAAATTGAGATCCACCTGAGATGCAATAGTAAGTAGTATTACCATTGCCAATGTCAGCGAATGAACGGAAGCCTGTGAATGCACCACCAAGCGTAATCGTACCTGTGCCTGTGGTGGTGGAAGTTTCCCTTACCCTGTCCTTAACGATTAAAGCCATTGTCTATCCTTAAGCTAATGTTACTGAAAGGTTGCCAGAAGCTATCTTAAAGATGTCACCAGTTTCAATTGTCTTAGATGAATCTAGTGGTGTGTGGTATAAAAGGTTGCCAGCAGTAGAAGCATCCATGATGCCAATAAATCCTACTGTACCCCATGTTGATGTACATTGTGGGAACGTGCAGTCTGCGCTAGATACCGATACACCATTGCTAGGTGCAGCGAATGTGACTGCTGTTCGTGCATATGATCCACCAGTTACCTCTGTGCCTGTGTTGGCATCAGTAGGATCGCTAGTAAATAGTGCCACATATACTGTTGTCGGTGATGTGTATGCCGTATTGCGTAGAGTTACATTGATTAATGCGTTCTCTAAATAGTTACTCATTTCAGCCATGATTATTCCTATCGTGTTGCTATTGAAATTGAAAGTGGTGAACCGCCATACTCACCTTGATCGTCACTTACTGTTAGTGCAGTCAATGCTCTATCGTACATAGCTGCCCAAGTCTGCAACCTTTGGTCGTTCATTAAGTACGGCTCTGCTTCACCTAGTGCGCCATATAGCAACAAGTCTGGGCAATTAGCCAAGAATACATTAGATGTGTTAGATGTCGTTAGGTATGGTGGTGTAGCGTAGTAAATCATTTGTAATGTGTATACACCATCTGGTATCGGTGCGAACTGAAACTCTTGCGCCAGCACAGTGTACTGCACAGGAACGCCAGTAATTGATGAGTTTGTGTTGCGATAGAAGTTTGATGGTGACTGATACCCAAGTGTCTGTATTGGGTTTGTGTTCATGTGCAAGTCACGCATCTGTAAGTAGTCTGATGGGAGTTCTACAGTTCCATCACCAGCTACGGTAGCCGTAGTAACAACCTTTAGCATCTGACGAATACGGAGTTCTCTGCGTAAACGAGTTTCAGCTAACTGAATGAAGTCTGGTATTTGTGCAGTCAAGTCTGAACGTGCCAAGTAACTAGCAATCGTAGCCTTCAAATCAGTATAGTTTGTTATGCTCATATTCTACCCATGCGAGTTCTGAAAACTTGGTTATCAGGATTGTTTAAGAAAGCCTTGAATCTGTCCATGTCCAAGACCTGTAATCCTCGTGTGATGCCTTGCTTTTCTAATTCTTGAAACACCACAAGTGGGATTGATGCTACTTTGTTCTGTGGTGAAATGGTGTTATTGCCATCCCATCCTTTGTTGTCCATTGACTGTGCGTATAGAGCCTTGTTATGCTCAACGAGTGCGCTAATGTCTTGTGTCTGTGCAATAATTAGCTTGTCATCTTCATCAATGAAACTTGTACTTGAAAGTGTGTTATGTATTGTATTTTCCATGTGTAAATAGAGAGAGCCGAAGCCCTCTCCATCCTTTAACGATTAAGTCAAATCAGAAATAATGCCATGTGCAGCTTCGTTCTTAACTTCTAGTGTGTACTCTACTAGCAATTGAGTAACGTCAGCATCGCCTGTCTTAGCCAATTCTAATGTTTGGAATGGGCGTAGGTAAGCAACAGCAGCCATCTCTGGATCTAACAAGAAAGCTGTGTCATCAGCATCAGAGTTAGGAATGAAACGATCTGGAACGATTTGTAAAACACCGAAGTCACCAACGTAAACGTCAGCAGCAGCAACGATTTGTGCTTGTTGAGCAGCAGGAACGTCACGGAAGCGTGTAGCAATGCCTGTGAATGTTGATGCCACTACTTTTTGTTTTGGAGTAACCAACAACAATGAAGGTGCGCCACCTGCTGTGTATGTTGATTGAATAACTGTGTTTAAGATTGTTGATGTGAAATCACGATCAGTACCAGTTACACGAGCAGTAGCACCAGTAGCACCAGCAGTACCAGAAGTGCCACCAGAGTAGTTAGTGTTCAACCATGTTTGCAATCCACCCAATACACGAGCAGTAGATGAGTTGCCGTTTGATTTAACTGTGTTACCTAAAAGTGTAGCTTCCATATCACGTTTGATTTCAGATGAAACTTTAGCCAATTGGTAAGCCTTTTCTGACTTACGACCAGCTTTGTTTACTGAATCCAAAGTGCCAGAAATCTTAACTGTTTTACCAGAGATTTGGCATAGGTTACCAAGACGAGTAGTTGGTGAAACTGTGATGTCAGCACCTGCTGCGCCCTCAACTAAAGCGTTGGTAGCTACGGCAGCCAATGAATCTGTTTGCCACTCGTGGTTTACAGCAGTAGCAGATGTTTTGCCAACTGAGTTCATGAATGGTGTGTCTGTTGGAGAAATGTTATAAATAACGTTTGATAAGTCCTCACGCATACCGATAGCGGTATAGGTTTGATATGTAGCCATGATTTAATTCCTTATAAAAATGATTCAAATAACTTAGCAGCATCCCTGACTTTGCCAGACTGCTTAAGTTGTTGTTGTTGTTTTTTAACTTGATCAGATGTGACAGGCTTAACGCTGTTGCCACTCTTAATAGTCTTTGTAGCTTCGTTAACTCGTTTGTTAACGTCAGGCTTAGATTTCTGTAATTTGTCGTATAACATTGCCTTGTGCAACGCTAATACTTGACGAGAGTCACGAACCATTGATAGCTCTTGGTCTGTGAAGCCAATGTCTTTAGCGAATACTCGCAGTTCAGACCTTAACTTTTCACCCTTAACTGGATCGCTATATTCTGGTAGCACTTCAGCTAATTTCGCAGCTTGTTGAGCGATGTAACCTTGCAATGCTTGCTGTTGTTCCGCTTGTTGCTGTTCTGCAATGCGGTATCTCTCAGCTTGAATTGCTTGTAACTGCTCTTTCTGTTGCGATAACTCTGCTACCTTTACTGCGTACCCAATAGGATCAGATTCTTTGAGATATTCTAAGTTCTCACTTTGCTCTGGTGCAGACAGCAACTGCTCCATTGCTTGCAACCTCTCAGCGTAGGCATCTCGTAATTGCCTTGCTTGGTCTATAGCTACAGATTCGGCTTCTAAAGCCTTACGCTGTTCTGCTACTTGTTGCGTTTTCTTAGTGTAGTCTGCGCCTTGTTGTGCAAGTGTCTTGAGTTCAGTTAAGGTTAATTCTTTCTCTTCACCAGCAACTTTGACCGAGTATGTCGGTTCGTCATCTGGTTCGGATTCAGATTCCTGCTCTGGCTCTTCATCTTGCCAATCTTCATCGCTGCCTTCACTAGCTTGTAATTCTTCTTCTGGCTGTTCTGTCTGTGCTTCAGCTTGCCCTTCGGGTGCTTCTGCTGCATCCATTAAACCTAAGAAAGAATTTGCTGCATCTTGTACAGTTGTACCTGTACTCTCACTCCCAGATGGGTTGGTGATTTCACTCATTTTACTACTCCTAAATTAGCCTTACGGCAAAATCAAAATATCTTCCAACGCTTCTCGTTAATCTTGCGCTGGTCTGCAATGGACACAATGTGGTTATATACGTCTTGTATCGCATTTAATTTGGTGTATGCTGCTTCACGTTCTTGGATGTCATGCTCGTTAGAGTTGACGATTCTATCTACTTGCACTTGCCTTAAATCTTTAAATACTTCTAGGAACTTGTCATCTAGCAGTAAGTTATTTGCCCACTCAGAGAATGTCATTCTTATCCCCTTGCTATTTCTTGTAATGAACTAATTGCCTTCATCACGGCATCTAATTGTGTTGACTGAAGCTCTTGACTTGACACTTCCTGTTTAAGCTGTAACTCTAATCCCTGTAACGCTAACTTAGCCTCTGCGATGCGATTATCTGCTGCATCTTTAGCTGATCGTTGCGCTAACTCTAAGCTCTGACGTTCAGCCTCTAAGCCCATCTTCTGACGATCCAAGTCATTCTTGGCTGCATCTGCTTGTGCCTTGAGTTCTGCTTTAGCCTTCTCAACTTCAGCGTACATCTTGGCTGCTTCGCTAGTAGGATCAACTGGTGGCTGTGATGCTGCCTGCATAATCTGTTGTTCTACCTCTGGTGTAATCTCATTGATGAACGCAGTCGTGTCCTTGAAGCCAGCCATCTCAATCATACGACCAAGTGTGCTTCTGTACTGCGATACTGATACCAATGGATTGTTAGCACCATACTTGCCGATAATCTCTTCTTGCTTCGCCATAATCATTTGTAGCATGGCAATCTGTTCTTGTCTGTTTCCGTTACCCAAGCCTACGTTAATAGATATATCGTACTCAGTATCCCACTCACGAGGATCAAACGTCACCCATTTGCCACGCAAACGCAATGTACGCTCTTTTTCTTGGTACTTGCATAGCAGGTGTAGGATTCCCCTAAATAATGACTTAACACCTGTTTCTGCAAAGATACGAGCAATTAGCTCTAGCTTGCCTTCAGACTGTCTTGACATTGCTGCAACTGCTGTGGCTGATACGTTCTGCAAGATGTTAGGATCAAGACCTTGTTGCATATCTGATACACCAGTACGCTTCGCTAGTGCGCCATCCAAGTATTCAAACATAGGAAACGATTGCCCTGCCGTTGACTGTACTGTCAATGGAACGATAGCGTTAGCGTTCTTAACTCTGACTACGCCACCAGCAGTAGACGTTAGCAAGTCATCTAGGTTTACTTGACCTTCTACGGCAGCAACACGATAGTTGTTCGTTAGGTACAGGTTGTTAAACATCTGGCGCAAGATTGTGGACTTTTCCAATTGGATGTCCATTGTCCTGTCAGCCATTGATTGACCAAAGAATAGGTGTGGAATAGGGATCGGGCAAAGTGAGTGGAATGGAACGTAATCGCAGTCATTGTTAGACAGTATCTTGTTACCAGCAATCAGCACCTTGCGTAACTCAGGGATGCCCTTGCCAATCATGTCTGCCTTGATGAAGCACTCAAACACTTCTACATCATCTGTTAGTGCGTAGTCAGGTAACTCATCTCTTTGGTAACGTGCCAAGCGTTCTGGGCTGTACTCTAGTCTGTCACCTGCTGGGATTTCATCTACTACTGACTGCTCAAAGCCCATCGCAATCAAGTCACCACGACTAATCATACGTCTGTGGGCAACAAAGTCTGCGTTCTCAATGCTGTTAGATGTCTTGCTGATTAAGAACTCTTCTGGTGGTACGTTCTCAATAACGATACGGCTCTTGTCTTTAGTACGCTGAATCGTTACGCTGTGGTTGTTGTACATCATGCCATCAGCACCGATGATTACATCAGTCTTTTGCTTGACAATCTCAAACTCACCATCCATCAAGAGCATGGTCATTTCGTCATCACTCAGGTTCTCGTACTTCTCCTTAGTGACATCCTTCTTACTCTCCCAGTAGGCTTTAACAATGCCGACCTTTTGTAGTAACGCATCCTTGAACCAATTGTGCATGATCAAGAAGCCATCGTTGTCTTTATAGAATACCCAGTTCGCCATGTCAGATGCCTGTGCTGCGAATGGTTCGTCACCATCCTTAACAGGTTCAAACTGTACTGCATCTTCGTTCGCTGTGAATACTCGTATTAGTTGTGGTAGCGCACCATCTACTGCCTCTGCTACTTCTCCTGTAACTACTTGGCTTGAACCTTCTACCTCATTGCCGTATGGCTTGCGTAGGTAATAGTCCATTGCCTCTGCACGTTGAGCAACTGTTTCCGTTTCAAGGTAGCCAATAGCATTATCTATCTGCGTGATACAAGCATTTAGTAACTCTTCTTCTGTCATTTTACCCATTAGACCACCCAACTATTATTAATGTTTAACGGCTTAGACCAAGTTGCATCTACTTCGTTTAATCCTATTGCTAAGTACCTAAAGCTGTCGGCATAGTGCGATGCCCAATCATGTAGTGGTGTGTCAAAGAATACGTTACGCTTCTCATCAAACACCCTGCGATAGTTCCGTAATGCTGACAGACCTTGCTTCGTGTTCTCTGCATCAAACCAGCATCTAGGCAATAACCTTCTGACTGCCTGTATTCCATCCGCTACTGATAGGCTTGGTGCAATTGACACCTCTAAGCCAGCTTCCATCAGTACCTCTTGTCTGCTCTTGCCTGTTGACATCTCTCTTACTCTAACGTCATGTGGCAGTATATGCTGTGCCTTGTCGTAACCTTTATCTCTTAGCCAGCTTACATAGTAATCTAATCCGACACCATGATTCTCAGTAGCATCTATAAGCTGTATCTCTTTGCCGACTATTTGTGCAACCCAGATACAAGTTGAATCGCTAACACCAAGATCCCAGCTACATACAATCTTAGCGAGAGGATCATGAGGAATCTTTGTAACTCTGTTCTGTTCATCAGCTTCATTCAGTAGCGCACCATAATAAGCACCTTCAACTGGTGCATCAAAAGAACACTCAAACTCTTGTCTGAACTTGTCCTCACCCATCTCAGCTTTAGCATCTGCTAACTCTTTAGCATCTAAGATGCCTGTATCACTTGCCTTGAACTCTAGGAACTTCCAGCCATCTGCCTTTAATGCTCTATCCTTAAAATCGGAGAAATGATTTTTCCCCTTTGGGGTGCCGATCATCAAACACCAGCCTTTTCTGTCCGCTAAAGCTGGTCTAATAATCTCATTCCATATCTTTGGGTTCTGATCGCCAATCTCATCAAGAACGACACCATCAAAGTATTGTCCTCGCAAGCTATCGCCATTCTCTGAACCATACAAGCTAATACGTCTGCCTAAGAAGTCAACACGCAATTCAGCGATGTTTACCTTTGCGCCTAGTGGTCTTGTGTACTCAACCAAGTAATCAAACGCTACTCGTTTAGCCTGTGCGTATGTTGGTGCTATGTAAGCGTAACGTGGATCTTTTTGTTCGTTGTTTAGTGAAGCATTAATGAGATGTAGGATAGCTGATACTGTCTTACCCATCCGCCTGTGTGCAACGACAACAGTAAAACGATTTGTGTTGGCTGCGTTATGTATCTTTAACTGTGGTGGTCTTGGTCTGTAACCAAGATCAATTTCATTTTCCATCTATTTTGTTTTCTAACAATAGATTTGGAACACCTGTAATTACTTTTAACAATACTGGCGCATCTGCATCGCCTGTCATCTCTACAGCACTTAAATCTGGTACAGATTTCTTGAGAAGTATCTCAATGGCTTTCATTTGCTGTGAGGTTAGTTCAAGCTGACCTAGCGCACATTCGGTTAGTCGTTCTACTAATATACTAGCGTTAATTTTATCTCGGATTAGTTGCTGATGTCTTGGATTTAGTTTTGCTGTAATGCTCATGATTTATCACTCCCGAAGGTTGGTGATCCTTTTTTATGTTACCACTTAACCTTATTTGCCCAATATGCTGCGCTCATCTTACCTTTTTCAATATTGCTTGCGTGACGTGCCTTGAATGAATCGCTACGCTTGCTTCCCTCTGGACTGCCCTTAACACCTTGCTGACCAAAACGAATAGTCTTGATCTGATCACCTTCTTTAGCCACAACCACATGACTCTTGGTCGGATGATCTGGAGTAGCTTTAGGCTTGTTGTAGCCAGACACTCCAGCGTTCTCTAGTCGTGCATCTTTCTTCATTTCTTGGCTTTCTTTGGTGCTGTATGACTTAGCTTTTGACTAGCATCCGTATGCTTTGCACCAGTCATCAAGACGTTACCAGATTTGTGTGTAGCACCTGTGTAAACTTTACCATTAGGTAAGTAATGTGTTTGCATCTTGCTCATTATTTCTTAGCCTTCTTAGGTTTCTTAGCAGTCTTAGCTGCATCCTTGAAGTCTTGTGCTGTTGGTGCGTTCTTGCTACCAACCTTGTTCATCTTCTCGCCAGAGCCAGCCTTAATACGCTCTTGCTTGGCATTGATATTTGCATACAATCCTGTTTTAGCCATTATAGTAACTCCGTTACACATAAAGTTGATGATGTTACTGCTGCATCCTTGATATAAGCCATTTTGTCACCGCCATTAACTTTAAAAACTAATGAGCTGTTAGTAGGAATCATCATACTGGTAGTAATAGAAGCTGTTGGGTTTGTGCCGAACGCTACATGACAATGACCTAGTGAGCAGGATACTCGCACTAAAGTTGTATTAAGTCCAAATGCTGTTGATTGTGCAGTCGTTGCGCCTACTGCAAATACTTGTGAAGTTGATGGTGTGTACGCATCAACAATGTTACCGCCTTGATCTCTCGCTACGATACTCATAATTATTTACCCTTTTTCTTTACTGGTGCTTTTGTAGGCTTAGGTTTGCCTGTATATTTTTGCATCTTCTCTGCAATCTTGTCCATGTTTCTCATATGAAATCCTTTAAGTTGAGGTAGGAGATTTTATAGGGCAAAGTATCTCAGACTCTGGTTGTATCTAGTATTCAACATGAACTCAGTAGCCATCTCGGTTCATCCCTAAATTACATGATGAGGATCAGTCATCACGCAACGTTCTGTAAAAGGCAGTAGGCTTCAACTGTGCATGGATCACATCCACCTACCTAAAGACCATGTTACTCGGAGAAGAGTTATCTAAATACTATTTAGACAAATGAAACTATATCACACTTTCTTGCTCTTTGCAACTTTGTTGACAATTGCAGTCTTTACTAGCTTAAAGTTTAGCCCTTGTGGTCTGCACCTTCCTGTATCTTTCTTATCATCTTTTTAATGTACCAGATGGACTTCTCTAAATCTTCCACCCCATTCTTTTCTCTCCATCTCCATAGATACTTGATTGCGTTAGCCGTACATACTGCATCTATACCTCTAAGATTCACAGTAGCAGCTTCTAGCGCATCAATACACTCCACCTCACCTTGCTTATAGTGAGATGGGTTTACGTTGTCATTCTCTTCATATATTTTTGTGTAATCTTCAGATCTAACCATCGCTAAACTCCATAAATTAATTGGTTTAAATATTATGTCGTGCCATTCAATAGTTCTAGGTTCTTTGCTAATAATTCCACCTCGCTCATGCCTATTGCATCCTCAAAGCCTTCAATGCCAGAATGGATAGCCACCCGATAGCCACCCAGCCTGTGATGAGAAGGGCATAGCCCAATAGCTTTACTCCAATGGGATTTCTGTCCTGCGCCAGCCCCACTCCGAATATGATGGATTTCACAAGGAGTATAGCCATGACCAGCGAGTAAACAAACAATGCAGCCAAGATCTGCAAGTCTACTATAATGCTTGCGTTCATCCTTCGTCATCTCCTAATCTCCACAAAAGCATCCGATAGTTTCATCTTCAAAGTTTAATGTATTTTGATTTAAGGCATTGTCATACATTTGCTGGTAACTTGGTCTGTCTTTTCTGAATCGGTCTGTACCTTCATGTGACATTACATTTTCAGACTTAACTATTGTTTCCATTCTAGCCCACCATAATGCACGTTCTGGCTTCTCTGCAATAAGTGACTGTGTTTGATTGCCACCTTTAAGAAAGCACAGATCACAGTTGCCGTGCATTGTTACACCATTCATGTTTGGCAATTGTAAATCAAAGTCTTGTTCTTTCCAAAAGTTTCCTACGTCTTGTTTAGTCACTCCAGCATAAAACAATGGGATGCGTTCTTTATCTAGAATCTTTGCAGCACGTCTTTGTTCATCTGCACGAATACCAACCCATGCTATCTTTTCACCATGACTAGGTTTTTCAGCTAATCCAATATCAAATAGATACCTTGCCATAGGGCGAATCTTCATTTCAATTGTGCAGAACCTAGTAACAGGATTTGGCAGATACTTTTTCTTTCGGATCAATGCTTCAAATGGCTCACCATTGCGACTAGCTGTTTCATAATTAACAATCTTATACTTGCTATCATCATCAACAAACTCAATCCATGTAATAGGCACGTTCCACTTAACTGAGCAGTCATGCACAAACTTTAGCGTAGCTTCCTCTTCCTTCCCTGTATTAGCAAAACAAACGACTGCATTGTCTGGCAATCCATTGTTAGCTTCTAACACCTTGTAAAGCATATACCCAGATGTGCGCCCACCACTAAAACTAATGCAGGTAGGTTCATCTATTATGTATGGGTTTCTCATCTCCTTGTCCTAGATCTACTTGGCATCAATGCCCACGCTAACAGTAACCCATTAGCCACACCAATAAAGTAAGCTGGTGAATAGCAGAGGATGTAATCCTTAAGTGTTATCAGCATCTCTTAGTTTCCATGTGTAATGCTCTTTAACTAACTTCTCGTAGGTATTATATGCCTTGCTGAATCGCATCTCGTAAACGTTCTTGATGCCTAGCACCTTATTGCATAAGTCATCATCATGCTTGTATTCTTCTGCTAGCAAGTCTAGGTCTTGTGATACTTCCCAGCAACGCATTACTTCTTGCTCTAGGTCTTGTATGTTACTCATCTTTTTTTTCCTCTGTTTGCTCCATTTTAGTGGATGTTATCTATTCACTTACCTATTCACTTTTAAAGTCACTAGGCTTCAGCACACCTTTAGCTGCATCTGCCTTCATTACAGTTAGCGTATCAATAACATCCTTAAAAGATCCGCCACTAACACTAGCATCACAGTAACCCATAAGTGTGCCATCACGATTATAATAGACCTCTTTAATCTCGTAGTATTTCTCGCCATCATCATCAAACTCCATTACCCTATAGTTCCAACTCATCACCAACTCCATCCTAAGTTACTTGCCCATGCTTCTATTTTCTGAATATAGTCTGACATCTCTTTTACTGATAGCTTCGTAGTAGATTTAATGCGTGTAATTTCTTCTTTACCAATGAACTTATGTTCAAGTAAGAACTTAAATCCTAGAAGCTCATGAATCTCTTGCGCTGAATGATAACCCAAATAGTTTGAAATGCTAGTATATAACTCCCATAGCTTAGCATTTTGTTCAATCGACCTGCTACTATCCCTAATCTTAATCAGCACTTGGTAATTAGTGCTTTCATCCTCTACCAAGTCATTAAGCCTTGCTACCAATACTGGTAGATTGCTCTTGGTGATATTGAACGGCTTTACGCTTTGCATCCTCTAGTTTCTCCGATTTATATAACCACTTGTTACCATTCCACAGTTCGTAAATAACTTTATCGTATATCATTGATTTACTTATGGTAAATGATAAATCCCCCACCTTGCTTTTAATGTAATACTTATCCCCTTTATCCCACTTCATTTGGCATATTTTCAAACATTATATTGAAGTACAGTTCCTCATCTATTACTGCATTGAGCCACTTAGTGCCACCTAACTGCTTAAACACCAACAGGCGATCTGGGCGCAATCGTAGCGATGTAGTGATTGCCTTCATGTTTTCTGGTAATGGTTTACGACCACGCTTAATTTCATTCATTTGTCTACCCTTAAATCAATTGTTGGTGTTGGTGTGACTATCGGTTGCCATGTGCTGCTTGGTGCTACATACGTTGATGGTGTCAATGGTGTAGGTGGTATAAATACCTGAACTGGCGCAACGTAAATAACCTGTGGCTGCGGATACAGCTTTGTAAAGTCCACTTGCTTGTCTGCATACGCTTGTGTGCTACATGATGCTAAAAGTAATACTAGATATTTGCTCATCTCATTCTCCTTGTTGATGCAATACATTATACCATTATTAATCTATGTGTTGCGTTATACAAATAACAAGTCCTGTGTTGCTACACTACCGCCAGCATCGTATCTTTTACTGTCACCTTTTGGATAAGATTCTATTTTGTAATTTAATTTAGATTTAAGTATTTTCTTATCTGTCTTCGATCCATGAAATATTACATACCTGTGCTTTGCGCTTCTATCAACTCTTAATGATGTATCACCAAAACTATGTCTGCTATGTTTACCATCAGCACCAGCCATATCTGTTCTTGCCTTTGTAGTTCCTGTAAACAAAAAGTTACACGCTTGATATACATAACCAACATGACCTTGTGCTGTGTCTGCATAAGATACAATTATGCTTGGCTTTGGTAGTAGCTTAATTGAATTAGCTACAAGGTAACTAGATTCGTTCTTTGAGTTATCAAGCAAGCAAAGTCTATTTAGTTCTAACACTATTGATTTATATTCATCGCCACAAACTCCTCTGCATAATTGTGGACTTGCTGGCATCCCATAAGTAACTACACCACGCAGTTCATTGTCAACAAACAATCCATAAGCAAACATAATGTTTGGCAATCGTTTTGCATAATGTTTCTTTAGTAGCCACTCGTGAGTTTCCTCTGGCTTGATAGGAATAACTATCATGATGATTCCAATGCTGCTTGCTTCTTGTCAATCAATGCTAGGATCTCGTACTTAGTCTTTCCAGATGTATGTACGTTAAGTTCTTTAGCTTTCTTTAGGATAGCCTGATCGTCATTGCGCCATGCGTTAGTGGTTGCAGTCTTAACTTCAGTCTTTAACCAATCAGCCTTGAATCCTACCCATCCACGTTCGCAGCACATCTGTATTACTTGTATCACAGTCAGTCCTGCTGCTAGTGCTTCACGTTCTATACCCTTAAATGCAGTTTCTGTAAGGTCACCAGCTTTTTTAGCTTTACGAACCATAAGATAATCCGACAATAATTCCGCAGGAATTGGTGGGTTGTATTTCTTATCTAATCTAATCTTATCTAATCTAATCTTATCTGGCATGACATCGTCATGACGATGACATGACGGAATCTCAACTGATTGACTTGATTTGATGTTCTGAATCATAGTTCTCATTTGTGGGTTACTTGTAGCTGAAGTCATTAAACGCTTGGCTACCTTCAAGCAGGTAATCTTCCCATCCTTATTCTCAAACAGTCCTAGCGTTACAAATCTCTTCATCATCTCCTCAACCTTCTGGGGAGTTGATCCTGTATTCCTAGCGATAATGCGAGCATCGTGCTTCAGCTCAAATGTGATGTTGTCTGTGTTTGTCTTACCTACGATAAGTTCAATGCAGTACCAGTACAGACCATATCCTTCCAGTCCGTAGTCCAGCAGCACCTCTTGCAGTTTCTCAT